GTCACCATCAGTTCTGCGCCAACCGCTTCTTTCAAGGCGGGCGAAGACAAGGTTACTGTCACCAAGAAATTCCTCAGTGTCAACAAATTTCTCATGTTTGCTAGCGCTGTGGAGGGCGAGAAAATCGCTGAGTTCATGGATTCTCCCTTCGGCCTTGATCGTCATTACGGTATGAAGGTTGATCTGAAGGAAGAATGGGACCCTGAAGCCCTGTGGGTTCGTACGCAGAACAAGGGTCTTCCTGTGCTTTACAACCCCGATGCCGTTACCTGTTTGACGGTCAAAGACTAAGGAGGGTAAGGATGTCCTATTCGGAACATCTTGGCGCATGGCCTACCCCCAACTTTGATCGTTTGGTTACGGACGTTGTGCAGCCCCCAATGACAGCTACCGTTAGCGGCGAGTTTGCCGCTAGTAAACGCGGTGCGCTTTTGGGCGTTGTGCGACATCCTGGTAAAGTTGTCGGGGTAATCATGTCAGCGGAAAACGCTGGCAAAAACGATTCCCAAGTGCCCACGGCAACGGGCTACGTGTATATCAACGGCGTGAGTTGTCTTTCAACAAGCCCCGTTATTGCGGCAGTAAGTGGTGAAGCCGCAGCACACAAAACAACCGATGCCGAGGCAGCCGATACGGGCGTAACTGCTGCCGTTGTGGATCACACCGCAAATGATGTAAACCGTGGCGATGTAATCACCTACACCATTGAATACAGCGGCAATTCAAGCCCCACCACCAAGATGAAGAATGTTGGCTTGATGGTGGAATTCGACACGTATCACGATCTGTAATTAAGAAATTGATGTTTTAATGGGAGGTATAGTCGATGGAAGTCGAGCAATTAATGGTGATGAAAGTTTTGAAGTTGGGAAATGGTACCATGATAATGCCTGGAACGCTTTTCCCAAGCCATGAGACAGATGCAATCCCTCGGGAAATTATGATTGAATTCCGTAAGAATCGTGGCACGGTGCAGGCTGTTAAGTTAAAGTCTGCACCTGCCATTCCTGTTGAGCAGGAGGTCCTACAACCCATTTCTGAGGTTGTAGAAGACACTTTGCCCGAAACCTCAACAGATGCCACGGCAGTAGAAGAAAAAACTGCCAGCGAGGAAATTACAACGGTTGTCGAGGCTGTAAAGCAGACAACAGCGAAGCCCAAAACGAAACGCACGCGCAAGCCCATAACTACCAAGTAAGTGAGAAACCATGACATCAGGCGAGCTTATCACGGTAGTAACGAGAGAAATCAAAGGTCTTTCAACCCAATTTGTGGAAGCGAATTTTACAGATGCGGTTGACGAGGCCACCCGAGAGACAGGTTTTACCCTGCCAAACACGAATGATGATCAACTGAAATGGTTGAAGTCGCGAACCACGCGACATCTCATCTACATGCTTTGGCTTGAGAACTCCGTCAAATTCAAAGTAAAAAACATTGCGTTGGACCAGAAATTTGAGCATTTACACAAGATGCTCGCAAAAATGGACAAAGATTGGGAAGCGGCTAAGGAAGATCCTTTGTTGGGTGTTATTGCGGAAGACTTCCAACAATTTGGACATCGCATAAGTTCTGGTTTTGCTTCTGATGATCTTGGCCGGGATATTACCTACAACGAAGAGCAACTTGTTATCGTTTCACCAAATGAGAATGACTAATGGCCATTGCTGACGATATCAAAGCGGCTTATATCGAGGTTGGCACCGAGTACGAGATACTCAAGCCAACTGGTGATCAATATTCCGGTGAATTTTTGATGGCCGAAGGTAACAGTCAGGTCACAAAACCATTTGTCCGCGAATTCTTTTTGGAAGCTGCGTTACCTTTTGATTCAAATGCCGAATCAGGTGATCTTATTACTTTTACTGAAACAGGAATCAAATATCTTGTCGTTACAAAGACGACTGATTTGATTGAGAATACACTGATTGAGCATAGCGCTGTTCTTTATAAAGCGAATGTCAGCGGTGAACTTAAACGTTTCAGCGGTGAATCACGCGACGCCCAATTGCGTATTGTTCCAGTATGGGACACCATTCGTTCCCCTGCCTATGGCACAATGGTGGAATCTTTATATGGAGGTGAGCTAGACGAAAGAGAAGCTTTTGTGAATCAACCGATTTATCGGTATGAGATGTACGTACCAAGTGCATATGGAATCAAGATTGATGATAGATATAGTCCCGTTAGTGGAGAGCATTACAAAGTATTCCAGGTGAAAGCGTGGTCTTTTGAAGGAATTGACATTGCTTTGCTGGAGGAAGATACCAGAGAAGATTAGAAGTTCTTTTTCTAGGAGGTAACTGTGCATAAAATCCTGCTAGTTGGGAGAAGTCCGCTTGAACATTCTGGCAATGGTCATATGCTAAATTCATTAGCCAGACAATTAAATCATGAACTTTACACCCCGGTTTGTCTTGGTGTTGGTGGTAACAAAACCTTCCTGTTTGCAGATGACGAACTTCCGTACAAACTAATCCAAACAGGCACAAATGATGTCCGAGTTATTGGTCAGATATTAGGCGCGACGCTTGATAAATACAAACCGTCGGTAATGATTACCGTTGGTCTTGATGTGTGGGATTTGGCTCCCATTCATAATCAAATAAGTTCATTAAAGCGACGCGATCACTTTGCCACTGTTGGCATTATGCCGTATGATTTACTGCAATATCGTGATGATTGGGCTGAATGGTTCAGTTTTTACGACATTCCCTGTGTTTATTCTCAATACGGCTATAACATGCTGGAAGGAAAGGTAAAAAATCTTCGTTATTTCAGACCAATGCTTGACTACCATGAAAAGTTTCAGCCAGACAACGATGCGCGCAAACTTGGCAGGTCAGCATGGTTTATGAAAGATGATGATACTTTTGTTTTTGGTTTCGTTGGAGCCAATCAAATCAGAAAAGATCCCTTGCGTCTGATCAAAGCTTTTAGCGAGTTCAAAAAGAGTTGGAACGATGTTGCTCTTTATATGCATACAGAAATGGACCAAGGTGTTTACACCTTTCAGTCCTATGCTGAAGATTGTGGTTTGAAAATGGGCGACATCATCACCAAAGCGCAAGGTAAGAAATATTCGGTTGATGAAATGGTGCGTGTTTTCAACGGCATTGATTGCCTTGTCAATTGCACACTGCAAGAAGGGCTTTCATGGACACCACTGGAAGCCATGCTTTGTGGAACCCCTGTTATTGCCAGCAATTCAACTGCTCACAAAGAATTGATAAATGAAAGTGGTATTTTGGTGCCTGCCACTGAATTGGCTTTTATGCCAGTGCGTACCAAATACGGAGCTGGTTGGGTAGAAACCTACGCCTGCCAAATTGATGAAATGGTGCGTGCAATGCTTGATATGTACAGAAACAAAGACTTGCGAGTGCAACTTCGACTTGAAGGCATCAAAACGGCTGAAGAATGGCTTGCTGGTGTTGATAATATCAATGGACTCATTGAAGACGCCTTGGTGTTTAGTAAGCCTTTGAATGCTGCATTTCCAAAGAAGAAAGAAGTGCTTTTTGCTCAACATAGCTCGGCCGGCGATGTATTGATGACCACTGCAATTCTTGATCAAATCAAAGAACGACACAAAGGTAAGCGTTTGGTTTACATGACTCAACGACAGTTTGCTGATATTGTCACTGACAATCCTTTCATTGATGAAATCATTGAATGGGATGAAAGCAAACTCACTGAATACGAAATTGTGTACAATCCTCATGGTCAAAAGATACTTCCTGGAAGATGGAATTCGCTGGATATGATGTTGCACAATATGTATGCATATTTTACCAACACAAAACCAGCGAGGGCTAAAATTGCCCCCAAACAATCCGCTGTAGACCTTCCAGAACGGTTCATAGTGGTTCATACTACCGGGGGGCATTACTCACGAATTTACCGCAATTTGTACCTCATAACACCTGCGTTGTGCGCTATGGGTTATGAAATTGTTCAGCTTGGCGGCAAAAGCGACTGGTACGTAAAAGATGCCATTGATTTGCGAGGCACATTGTCCTATCGTGAAACAGCTTATGTGTTACAGAAAGCCACTGCTGCTGTTACAGTTGATTCTTTTATGTCACACTTGGCGGCGTGTCTTGATATTCCGCAGGTTTGTTTGTTTGGTCCTGCTCCGGCACGTGTTACCAAACCATATGTAGAAGATCCAAACAAACTGATTTGCATAGAACCGAATCGCTTTGACGTGTGTAAGATTTGCGGCGCATGTTATGGCGAAGTGAAATGTGATAGTCCATGCATAGGAACCATTTCTCCATTTGTTGTGCTGGATTTGCTGAAACAACTACTCCCTGAAAGGACGAATTAAATGAAAGTGATTATGAAGTGCCTCAATGAACAGAAAACGTGTCAGCGTGTGGTGGCAGATTTCCATGATGAGCCTTGGGTTGATGAAATCATTGTTGTGGATGGTGGCAGCAGTGATTATACCGTAAATCTCTTGAAAAAGTTTCCAAAAGTGAAGGTTTTCATTCATCCATGGCTGGATTGGTATCATGACATGGAAATCACCCAAGCCAATATCTTGAAATCCTATGTGCCATTGGGGGAAATCTACCTCAACATGGATTTTGATGAACGCATGACATCGGAATTGAAAGAGTATATTGGCAAGGTGAATGAAACAAAAAAACTACCTGATGATGCTGACATTGTGCATATTGCTCGGCGCACCATTGAAGTATTGCGATACCCTGACAGCCCACACGCAATCATCGGGCCCGACGGATGGCCCATTGAATCACACCAGATTGGTATGTGGCCAGATTATCAGTGTCGTTTGTTGAAGCGCGATTACAAATTCCATTGGATCAATGCACCACATCGTATTTTGATTGGATGGGAAAAGAATTACAATCTCGATCCTTCAAATGGATACATTTTGCATTATCAGAAAGATGATCTTCGTGATCGTGAAATGATCGAGAAGCGATGGTTGCGACCACAAGCTGAACGTGTTCGATTGGGCTTGCCTGCCGACATGCATGAAACGGCTGTATTGCCAGAATATTCCGAAGGGGCGGACCCATCATATTGGGTGGACAGAAGATGATTACAAAGCCTTTGCTTGTAGCTTTTGAACTCAGCAATCGTTGCAATTATGCAGCATGGCATAGCAAATGCCCTACCGATGCCAAGGCTGAGCCTGTATTTTTGTCAACCAAAGTCATAAAGGATGCCATAAAGTATTTAGGCATTATTGGTTTTAATGGCGAGATGTATTTCAGCATCTACAATGAGCCGTTGATTGATCCACGGTTCTTCATGTTGGTGGAATTTGCTAAGAAGTATTGTCCGGCTTGCAGAATACAACTTTTTACCAATGGCTGGAGCCTTAATCAACAAATGGTTGATGAACTTTTGGATATTGGTGTAGGTATGTTCATGGTGTCAGCCTATTCGGATGCTGAAGAAAAACGGCTTCGAGCATTGAACTATACTGTGCTTTCGGAATCCAGGTCTGAACCTGTGCTTCGTATTGATCTTGATGATCGCATGGGTATTTATGATCTACCTCCAACTCAAACAGGCCCATGTTGGATGCCCACCATCTATCCTTTTATCAACCACAAAGGGCAGTTTGTTCTTTGCTGCCATGATTACGAATACAGAAATGTGTTTGGTGATTTGAATGAAAGTTCATTTGAAGAAGTTTACAAATCCGATTTCAGAAAACAGATTTGTGAATCTTTGGAAAATGGCACTCGGTTTTTCGATGTTTGTAAGAGTTGTAATCGTGCGCATGTTTTGCACGAGATAGAAAAGGAACTACTCATTCCTTTGGAGGATTAAATGAAAAACGTTCCAATTGGTATTGTAATCAATGCGGATACTCGTGTAGGTTGGGATAAAGACAGCTCCCAATGTGGTATGGGTATGGGGTGTAGGTCCATTGATTTTATGACCGACAGCGTTCTGAACAAGATCAATTTCTTTCGTGGTTATGAAGTGGATGTTACTGTTTACGTAGATGTTCATTGCGAGCTTAGCGAAGAAGCTGTGAAACGCATGATGCAACTGTTCGAGCAGCGCAAAATCCACAACTTGATTTTCAATCGTCACATGAACCGTTTCATGGGCCTGCCCATTCGACAGTTACAGTGTACCATGTATCTGAATGCTTTCATGATGAGCCGAGGTTATTACATAGCCCATTTTGATGCCGATGCCGGGGCATTCAGACGCGATGATTGCGATATCATTGAACGCTGGATG